AGTATAGGTATGAAGGTACAAACTATAGTCAATTTGTAGCTGCGCCAGAAGATTATAAACCTCTGCCAACAGCAAAGCAGCTAGCGGTGTATAATGATATGAGTAAATATAAACTAGAGAAAAATAGAATAGATAAAATTATTAAATTAAAAGGCACTAAAAAATGGTAAATAAAAATGATGATATTGTGAGTAAAATAAATAAAATAAGAGATAAAGAACAAAGAAAGGCCCTAAATGCATGGGCTTCTCAAAACTTTGTTGGTTCTGTTATTGCAGGTACAGGCTTCGGTAAATCTAGAGTTGGTGTATTAGCAGTGGAACATGCACTAAAAAATGGTGGTGATGCATTGATACTTGTGCCTACTGTACAATTGCAAGATCAGTTTGTAGAAGAATTTGATAAATGGGGTGTATCGTCTGATAATGTGACAGTTATGTGTTATCAAAGTGCATATAAATTACAAGGACATCATTATGATATTGTTGTGTGTGACGAGATACATTTAGGTTTGTCACCACAGTATCGTATGTTCTTTGAGAATAATCATTTTGATAGATTGTTGTGTATGACTGCAACATTACCAGAAGAAATGGAATACAAAGAGTTATTGCAAGAAATAGCACCAACTGCATACAAAATTACACTAGATAGATGTGTAAAACTAGGTATTGTTAGTCCTTATGAGATTACATGTGTACCTGTAGAGCTTACAGAAGAAGAGAAAGCAACATACAAAAAGATAAATAATAAATATGTTTATTGGAAGCTGCAACTAGGTAACTTTGATGCATTTAACGAGGCTAGAAGAATTTTGGCTAAAAGAAATGCTAGTGGTGTGCAAATACAAGCAGCGGTACAGTTTTATAGATGTATTAGAGCTCGTAAACAGATTGTAGATTTTGCAGAAAACAAGATAAATAAGTTTCAGCAAATATATGCATCAAATACAGACAAGAAAATACTAGTATTTGGTGGTGCAAATGCATTTACAGATCAATTGTGTGATTCTATACCAGGCGGTATGGCTTATCACTCTAACAAAACAAAAAAGCAGAAAGAATTAGCACTAGAATCATTCAAAAATGATGATATAAATGTGCTATTTTCTACAAAAGCTCTTAATCAGGGCTTTGATGTTCCCAACGCAAATATGGGTATTATGTGTGGTATCACAAGCAAAGCTTTGTCTATGATACAGCGTGTGGGACGATTAATACGTTTCCAGGAGGATAAAATTGGTAAGATAGTAATTATCTATGTTGCTGATTCTCAGGAAGAAAAGTGGCTTAAGAAGGCTACAAAAAGTCTTAAGAATGTTGTTTGGGAATAATTATACAAATTATTTGTAGATGATAACAAAATTTATTATATTTGCTTTTAGATTTAAAATTAGTATAACAAAACTTTTTATAACCATTACTGCCATATGAATGTAGATATAGATTTTGAAGTGTTAGAACAGACAGGTATGTCTGCTGACGATTATCTATACCTATATGTTATCTACAAGGAAAGTTATGCATATTTAAACAATCTTAATCTAAAACCAAATCTAGAGAAGTTACAAGAAGATGGATATATTAAGCTAGGCGAAACACCTGATCAACATTTTATAAGACAAGAGTTCATAGATCTTTTCTCTTCGAATTTTGATCAGATGTTTGCTGAGCTTATAGGTAATTATCCTATGAAAGTAATGACTACAGATCGTGGTGTCAGAGTGTTACATGCTAAGGATCCAGATTCTAAGGCTAATGCAAAGAGCAAAGCAAAATATAAAAAAATAGTAGGGGATAAGCTATATAAACACAAACACATAATAAAGTGTTTAGATACACAACTTACAATAGAAAGGCACAATCTTGCATATATGCAAAACTTAGAAACATGGATTAATAACCATACTTGGGAGAAGTATGAAAACTTAGATGAAAATGACACAAGACAAGAAACCAACAGAATTACAAGATCCCTTTAAGGATAAGGGATTTAAGAGCATAAGAAAAGCTATTAGTGCATCATTGCACCAGGTAGCTGATGGTATGAATGGTAGACGTATGGTGTATCCTACCAAATGGGCAAGACTAAACAAAAACTTACTAGGTGGTTTGCAACCAGGTAAGATGTATGTAATTGCAGGTCGTCCAGGTGTAGGTAAATCAGCGTTTAGTAACCAATTGATCTTTGATTTATTGGATAACAATATAGGTAAGAATTTGCTTGTATTGTATTGGACTTTCGAGATGCCCGGTTATCAGCAGATACTGCGTGCAGGCTCAAAAGGCGTAAACAAACAGGTAGGTGAGCTGTTATCTGTAGAAAAGAAACTAGAACAGAGTGCTTATCAAAAATTTAAGGAAGAGGTACTAAAGTATGGGAACTATCCTGTATACTTTAACAATGTACCTAGAGATATGGAGTTTATCAAAGAGGCTAATGTAGATATAACTAACAAAAGGCCTGATTACACCATTATTAATGTATTCGATCACTCTAGACTGATCTTAAGTAGTAGAGAACAAGAATTACAAAAACTAAATGAGGTATCAAAAGGATGTATGTGGTTGCAAGCTAAAATGGGGACTATAAACATTCTGTTATCTCAGTTAAACCGTAACATAGAACAAGAACATCGTGCTAAGGCACAGTATCAGCCGCTGCTAACAGATTTGTTTGGCGGTGACTCTATTGGTCAGGATGCACATGTTGTTATGATGTTACAAAGACCACATGATCTATATGGGATTACAGATACATACTGTAATGAGAATCCTGTTGGTCTGCTAGCAGTACACATGGAGAAAAACCGTGATGGTTTGCTAGGTATGATACCGTACGAAGCGGAGATGTCAACATTTACAATTAAAGAGAGAGTAAAAGAATGAAGAAAAGAAAATTAAATAGCAAGAATCCTAAGTATATGGATGCTAGCGAAACTAAAGAAAAGAAAGTAATAAAAAGAGTATTAATAAACACTACTAGTCATGGATGTAAAATCTGGGGCGTGTGGTATGAAAACTAATTATATGGAAACTATGGAATTACCTAAAGTTAAGGTTATGGCGAGCCGTAAATCGCCTAAGAATATGGTTATATATGGTCCACCAAAGATCGGTAAGACTACAGTATTGTCACAGCTTGACAACTGTTTGATTATAGATCTAGAGGATGGTTCTGATATGGTTGATGCACTAAAAGTAAAAGCAAATAGTCTTGCAGACTTGCAGGCTATTGGTAGTGAGATCATGAAGCAGGGCAGACCGTACAAATATGTAGCTATCGACACTATATCTAAACTAGAAGAATGGTGTGAATTACATGCAAAAGCAATATATCAAAAGACACCTATGGGTAAGAACTTTGACGTTAAGAAAGAAGGATTATCTGTATTGTCATTGCCTAACGGTGCTGGTTATTTGTATTTGCGTATGGCATACAAAGAATGGATTGACAAGCTAAATAAACTAGCAGATCATATTATTCTTGTAGGTCATCTAAAAGATAAAATGCTAGAGAAGAAAGGTAAAGAGGTAGCAGTAAAAGACCTTGACCTTACAGGTAAGATTAAACAAATTACATGTGCTAATGCAGATGCTGTAGGTTATGTATATAGAGAAGAAGATGAGACTATGATTAGTTTTAACTCTCTAGACGATGTAACTGCAGGTTCTAGATGTGCACATTTAAAAGGCGCAACCATGCCTTTAGCTTGGGATCAAATTTTTATAGACTAATTAAATCACGAAAACTATGATAGACGCGAATGAACCAACTCCTGGTGGGGTTGTAAAACAAGAGACACCAGCAAGAATAACTACTAGTATGATTATAGCTGACCTAGATAACGGTGTAGACCGTAATGGGATCAGAGATAAGTATAGTTTACAGGCATGGGAAGTAAAACAAATGTTTGAGCACCCTGCACTAAAAGGTAAGAAAGCTAAAAAGATTAGAAAACTGTCGTTTACTTTTGTAGATGATACTACATTTGCAGAAGTAGATGTAGATGATACAAATCAAACTAGTATTCCTGTACCTACGGTAGAAACTGAAGTAAACGAAGAAGTAGCTATGGACTCTATAGCTAATACAATAAATACTATAGAATCTACAGACGATAATCAATTAACACAATTTTAATAATTAAATATATATAGATATGGCAATACAAAGTAATGCAAGTACCGAAGAGGTATCAGGAGGTGGTAGAGAATTCTACTCCGGTCTAACAAATGTAAATGTTGTTGCAGTTAACCCTACAATGGCAGAACTACATGCGCTAGACATAAATGTAAAACAAGAACCTGCATACTCAGGTACTAGCAATGATCAAGACTGGAACAAAGTAACGTTCTGGCTTGCAAATGAAGATGGTAAATTTAAACTAGATTTGTTTCTAAAGAATAATCATAAACTATCTCAAACTGGAAAGTCTCTATGGCTAAACAATGTAGGTCAATCTACATGGTCAACTGATGCACCAACTTATGACTGGTGGAAGAAAGACGGTGAGAGAAAAGCTTATGACGGCGAGAGAGAACTAATTGAGTTTACAAAAGCTTGGGCAAATGTTGCAGCAGGTGCTAATGTGTATTATGATACCATGGCTGATATTGTTAACGGTAACGTTGCAGAGATCAAGAACCTAGCAAAAGTGCTTAAGACTAATCAACTTAGAGTATTGATCGGTGTAAAAGATGATAAATATCAAGGTATTTACACTGGTTATTTTGGCAGAGTTAGACCACAAAGAGATGATTTATTTATGAAAGCTCTTAATGATGAGTATACTCAGTTCAAAAATCATGATTTCAATGCAGACCTCAAGTGGGGTAAGCATGTATCTACAGTTAGCCTAGTTACTCCTGACACTATTAGTGAGGAAGAAGACTGGACTACCGCACAGCCAGCAGAGAGCGCTCCTTTCTAATGGCCGTTGATCGTAGAGATAGTAACGATCACCTACATACCGATGTCATACTTAGTAAAATTACTGAGTATGACATTTTTAGGTATTATTGCCCAAACTTTAAAATACTTGGTAAGAAATTTAAGAGTGACCTTCGACAAGATAATTCACCTACAGTTTCTATAATACCGTATAATGGTAAGTTACTATATAAGGACTTTGGTTCTCCTGATCACACATTTGATTGCTTTAATTATGTAAAGTTTAAATATAATTGTGATTTTTACTCTGCGTTAAACATTATCGATTCTGATTTCAATCTTAATCTAAGTTCTAAAAAAGCTGGTATAAAATTTACTATGGGTCTAATGGCTTATAGACAAAATAAAACACCAGATTACACTAAACCTGAAGTTTTACTTAGGAAGCGCCGTAGGCAGTGGACTAGGGACGACGCAAACTTTTGGAAGAAATATTTTGTTAGTAAAAAAATATTGACTATGTTTGGGGTCGAACCTATAAGTCACTTCTGGGTAAATAGTAACAGATTTAGTTGTAAATCAATTACTTACGCTTTTAGATTCAAGAATCGATATAAAATTTATTCTCCTTATGAAGAACAAAATAAGTGGTTAAGCAATACAAAAAAGACAGATGTCCAAGGCTATAACCAACTCCCGTATAAAGGTGAGAGACTTATCATTACTTCATCGCTTAAAGATGTTATGTGTTTGTATGCTGCAGGTTATCATGCAATTGCACTACAAAGCGAAATGCAAATACCTTCAGCTAAATTGGTAACTGAGCTAAAAGAAAGATTTAGCCAGATAGATATTTTATACGACAATGATTTCGACAAAGTGACAAATCCTGGCCAAGCTATGGCTAAAAAGATTTGTGATTTATATGGTTTTACGAACATATGCATACCTGATTACTATCAGTCTAAAGATCCATCAGACTTAGTAAGTAAGACATGCGGGTTCATTGAACTTAAAAACATATTAAATGACACGAGATGAAATTATTGAAAAATTAAGAACACGAAAAGGATACTTAAAAAAAGGAGCACAGTTCCTAGCTGATAAATGGGATGTAGACATAGCTATTATTAGAGATTGTAAAAAACTTGTAAACTCAGAAGAGTGGGTGCAAGAGCGCATGAATAATGATAATGGTCATGAGCTTAGCGAAAGCCAAGCATTTTCAAAACATTTATTAGATAATGGATTAACAATGGCAGATGTAAAGTCTGTTAAATTTTGGCAAAACTTTAATGGTGAACAACGTTATAGTATAGTAACACATAATCAGTGGCATGAACAGCCGCAAGTTAAGGATGAGTTACTAAACTATATAAAGAATAGATCTGCTAAAGTAGCTAAGATTAAATATACAAAGCCAAAAGATCCTGTGCTGTATGAAATATCATTACCAGATATACATTATGGTAAAATTACTGATGAGGGACCAGAAGCGCTAGAAAGAAACTATATGAAAGCTATAGTAGATTTACATAGAAAAGCTGATGGTCTTGAGATAGATAGATTTTTATTACCGGTAGGTAATGATGGTCTAAACTCAGAAGGTATGAGTAGAGCTACAACAAAAGGGACACCTCAGCAAGATAGTATGCGTTGGCGTCAATCTTTTAGAGGATACTGGCACTTAGTTACAAAAGCTATTGATTATTTATCACAGTATGCCCCGGTAGATGTAGTTGTAATACAAGGTAATCATGACTTCGAGCGCATGTTTTATGTAGGAGAGGTTTTAGATGCTTTATATCATAATAATAAAAATGTAACTGTAGATAATAGTCTAGAGTCACGTAAATATTATGAGTATGGTATAAATATGATCATGTTTACACATGGAGACAAGGAGAAAGCGCAAGAATTACCGCTGTTGATTGCTACAGAACAACCTGAGATGTGGAGTAGATGTAAAGTTAGGGAAGTACATTGTGGACATAAGCATAAAGAAATGCTTAATGAATACATGGGAACTAAGGTTAGATTTATTCCTAGTATTTGTGCTAATGACACTTGGCACAAAACTCAAGGCTATGTAGGAACACTTAGATGTGGTCAAGCTTTTATATGGAATAAGAACAGAGGACTGGAAGGGTACCTCCAAACAAATGTAATGAGCTATGGCCTGGAAGAGAAAAGCTAGAAGTAAACCAGGACGTAAGAAAGTAAAAAATGCTAAAAAAAGTACGTATGACGGTAAGACTTTTCAGTCTAATCTAGAACTTTATTGTTATAAAGGACTAAAAAAGGCTGAAGTTGACGTTGAATATGAACAGCACACATTTACAATCTTTGATCCTTTAGTATATCCTCAAGCATGCTATGAAGGTACAGCTAAGAAACTGTATAATAAAGGCAGTAAAATACGGGCTATAACTTATACCCCAGATTTTGTTGATCCTAATGGTAAGTTTATCATTGAAACAAAAGGCTATGCCAATGAGTCTTTTCCGTTGAGATGGAAACTATTTAAAAAACATCTAAAAGATAATAATCATCACTATGTATTATTTATGCCAAGAAATAAAACACAAGTAGATGAGGTTATAGAGCTTATTAAGCAACTATAATTTAACCAATTAAACACTTTAAATATGAATTATGATGACTGGAAGCTGTCCCCTCCAGACGGGGATGAGCTACTAAGCCCTTGTTGTGGCTGCACTTACACAGAAACAGACGAAAGCTATGAATGTGACTCTTGTAAAGAAGAGTTTGATGAGCCTATTGTAGATTATGAGTACAGAGCTCGTATTGAAGATGATAGAGCAGAAGCAATGATGGAAGACAGACGTCTAGGATTATAAACCAATTAAACACAAATAATATGAGTATTAAAACTATTGATAAGCCTATGCAAGGTAGCGCCGGCATAGCAAAGAAAATTAACAAAGGCGCTGAGAAGATGGTGTTTGACATTTTGCAGTCAACACAGTATTCTATGCCAATACAGTCTACTATTAGAGAGCTTGTAACAAATGCATGTGACTCTCAACGTGAGAAAGAGGTAGCACTGGAGATTATAACAGGTAAGAGACAAGTAGAAGACTATTACATAGAGCGTCATGGTGCGCAGTATGAGGATAGTAATTTTGATATAAACTATTATAGTCTAACACATTTACATCATAATAAACACAAGGTAGACTTATTATATACAGAGAACCAAGGTGTTGGATATTGTGATACATTTTCAGTTACTGACTATGGTGTAGGTATAGGTGGTAGAAGACTAGAAGGTATACTAGAGCTAGGTTACTCTACAAAGCGTAACACAAGCGAGAACTTCGGTGCCTTTGGCCTAGGTGCAAAAGCTGCACTATCTACAGGTGTAGATTTCTATACTATAGAAACTATATACAATGGTATGCGTTTTAAATGTAACTGTTACAACTACAAAACTGATTTTATTATACCAGCATTTAATGTAAAGACAGGTATGCAGAATAAATTCATAACGTTTAGTGATGGCACTAAAGTATACTATGAGCATTCTGATGACATAAATCAAACTACAATATCTTTTGGTGTAAAGAAACACAACCGTAGCAAGTTTAGAGATGCGGTAGAAGAGCAGCTGTTGTATTTTGATAACGTTAATTTTACTATTAAATACGAAGATGGTGAGTCTAGAGACATGCATTTTAAAGCTGAGGTATTACATAACTCTGAGAATCTTATAGTTTCAGATAGTTACTATTTTAGTAAGCCGCATATTGTTCTTGTAAAAGATAAGAATGCTAGCACAGGTATTAACTATGGTTATATTGACTTCAAAGAGCTAGAAATGCAACAGATGTATGGTTCTATTGCCTTCAAGTGTCCTGCTAGACAGGTGATCACTAACGAAGATGGCACAGAGACTGTATTACAAGAGGGTGTAGATGTTACTCCATCTCGTGAGAAAGTTATATGGAACGAGACTACTAAGAAATACATCAAAAGTGTTATTATGGCTGCTGCAAAAGAAGCTAGTGACATGGTTCAAGAACAGCTTACAGAAACAGACTTTCTTAAGTGGGTTGATAAGTGTAGGTCTATTATATCAGGTGATAGTGATGACAATAAAGTTCTAAATAAAATTGCTCGTATCATTGACAGAGATCTAATTAAGCCTGTCTTTGGGCCTGATCCTAGGATTAAGTATGGACCAGCTAATAAACTGTTTGAAGGTTTTAAACTAATGAAACCTCTAAGACTAAATGGTAAGATAGATAGAGAGCCTGTTAAAGAATGGCACGGTGTTGATGCTAAACATTTATACTTTAGAAAAGAGCAGTTTAGTAAATACAAAGATCTGTATCTTATGCAAAAAGACACAGAGGATAGATTCTCTCTTAACAGTGTTGTAACGTTTAGTAGAATAGATTTAGATGAGCATTTTAAAGATGATTTGATAAAAGCTACAGATAAATCTTTTGTTATAAAAGAGAAGAATAGAGTTCTTGCTAAACGTACAGCTGTATTTAACTTTATTAAACAATCAGAGTGGTACAAAGACTATGATAGTGTTGTAGTTCCTGATGAGTTTATTGCAGACTGTAAAGAACAAGAGCTAGAAGAAGAAGAAAAGTCTAAGTATTCTAATCTAACCGCTGCAGAGCGTCGTGAGATAGAGAAAAGAATGGTTGCATATACTCTTAGGTGGGATCATCGTAAAGATGATAGACTTACATTAGAGAAGATAGAGCCTAAAGCAAAAGATCTTATGGCTAGTTCTAATCGTATCTATTATTGTACTAAAGAAGATGAGGATAAAATGAAAGTTGCTGCAATGTTACTAAAAAATACTGCACCACATTTCAAACAAGTTTATCCACAAGCCTCTTGGTATGCTAACGGATCATCTAGAGGTTCTGAAAGTTATCCTATTTACTGGTACGAGCATCCGCCTGTTAGATTTATGAAGTGGAATAAGAAAGGTGAGTATGAGGACTGGGCTGCTGATCCTAAACAAGGATGGGATACGCCTCAACTTATACGTGTTAGTCAAAACAAGGTTAAGTTTATTACACAAAACCCTAATGTCAAACACATCGACGAGCTATTTTTACAACTAACAGATAAAAACGGATATACTATGGATAATTCACTTGTTAAATATTACACTGCGCATAAACTAGAAAAGATAAACCTATTTAGATTTATGCAGGGTCTTGGATGTATACATCCTGAGCTACAAAAAGACTATTGTGAACTGCTAGATTTACGGAATGATAATTACTCTGAATGGGAGTACAGAACAGCTCATGATATGGCACCAGATCTAATTAAACACATGGACAAACTGTTTGAGTTTCAACAGTTTATACAACAGTGTGATGATCCAGATTTGATACAAGAAAAGTCTAAAGAACTGTTTGTTTTGTCAGATATTGGTGAGGCTAAAGCCGCAGATTTGACTATATTAGCTAAGTATAATAATATTGTAGAATTTGCAGAAGAAGTTAAACCGCTACTAGATGAACTGTCTTGTCTTGAGGAGAGAGAATGTGATATGTCTCCTGAACTCGAGAAAGAGATTAGAGTTTATCTAAGAGCTAAATCTAGAGAAATATGGGAAAACTAATAACTAAGGATGTACGAAAAACGTTCACGATAAGGCCTTCGGGTAGATCTACGGATTTTATATCTCCTAGTTTTGGGTATGGCTGTTTGTATAATTGTTCTTACTGTTATATGAAACGTCATAAAGATAAAGGTTTGTCTATTGCTGTAAACACCGGTGATATATTAACAGAGATTAATAATCATGCGTATTTTACACCAGTAGATAAACCTAATCAGACCCATGCAGAATATACCACTTATGATATTAGCTGTAACGAAGATTTTGCGTTGCATGCTAAATATCATGATTGGCAAAGGATATTCGAGTTCTTTAGAGATCATCCTGTAGCTATGGGTAGCTTTGCAACTAAATTTGTAAACCCAGAGTTAATAAACTTTGACCCTAAAGGTAAAATACGTATTAGATTTAGTCTAATGCCACAACATAAGTCAGATTTACATGAGCCTGGTACATCTAAGATCATTGACAGAATAAAAGCTATCGATGCATTTATAGAAGCCGGTTATGATGTACATGTAAACTACAGTCCTATTATTGTATACGATGGTTGGTTACAAGACTATGAGTATATATTTGATATGATGAATGATTATGTAAGTTACAAAAATCAAGTTTTAGCAGAGTGTATATTTTTGACACACAACTTTAAAAAGCATACTGTAAACTTAGATAGACATCCAGAGACAGAAGTAGATCTATGGGTTATTGATAAGCAAGAGATAAAAAAATCACAGTATGGTGGAGAAAACGTACGCTACAAACTTGGAGAGAAGTCTAAATATATTAAACAGTTTAGACAGATACATGAAAGCAAAGTGCCTTGGAATACTATAAGGTACATTTTTTAACCAATTAAATATAAAATATGATTACAATTAATGTTATAGAAAACAAAATCTGTGGTAATTATGGAGAGAATCCATTCACAGTGGATTACAGCAAAGAGCTGTATGATGAAATGCAAGGTCTAGCAGATCAGGCAAACAATGTAAATACAATGGAACAGTATAATGATATACTAGAGGCTTTTGCACAGCTGACTGTTGTAGATTACACAAAAACAATTGAAACACAATGTCCTTACATACATATTAATAAAGGCACAGGAGAGTTCTTTCTTAAGCACAATGGTGTGGTATCTAGTATACCTATGCCAGAGGCGCTTGTAGATAGAATCTTTGAGTCTCTAGATAAAGAGATAGACTTTATGCCTTTGGTAAAGATGTGGACAAGGTGGCTAAGAAATCCAATCTTGTGGAGAAAGATGAAGCAAGGTCATGGAGAAGATTTCTGTAATAGATTCTTTAACTTTGTTAATATGCAATATGTGCATCCTAAACATAAAGAGGATCTTATGGAAAACCATGGGTTAAGCGAAGAAGCAGCCGAGAAAAGAGCAACGATGTACCAAATGAAGATCACCCATGAGGGATTGTTAAATGGTTACAAGGTCTCTAGAGAGGTGCTGCATAAGTTTAACGCAGAAACCGGTGAACAAGAGGATCGTTATAAAAGAACGTTCAACGTTGATACCGGTGAGATAGAGGGAGATGGATTACCAGAACACGTAGAAGATAGACTATTTGAACCCGCGGTTATGGGTAACAGTGGGGACGCATTCTTCTGTGAGGGCCCAAATGGTTATGGTAGTCCACAACACTTTATCAGAGTGGGTTGTACCCACAGACTAGCTGACTGGAGCCAAGTTAACGTTAATGATACAGTATCATGCGTTAAAGGGCTTCACGTTGGCGGCCTTAAGTATATTGCTTTCTACAGCGGTGAGATACATAACATATTCGTAGACCCAATGCATATTGGTGCTGTGCCTTGTGATGTAGACGGCGCTATTAGATGTAAGCAATACTTTGTCCATTCATCTCTAGTAGGTGTCAATGGATCTATTTACCATAGTTCTAGCTATGCAGCTATGACAGATGCGGAGTGGGATGAGATGAGGTCTAAGGCTGTACAAGAGCGCGCAGAGAAGAAAGCTCAAAGTGACAAGGAAGTTGCTGAGCTCAATGCTCTGTAGCTAGTGTTTAATTGGTAGGATAAAGGGGGTGAAGTACTGAGTAGCCCCCTGAATCCATTAAAACTTAAAATATGAAAAGAGAAGATAAGATAGCTCTAATAGATGGCGATAGTCTAATCTATTATGAGATGAAAAAGAATACTTTAGAAGAAGCACTAGCAGGTATTGATATGAGAATTAATCAAATGCTAAATATAACTGGGTGTAAATATTATGCCGGTTTTCTAACCAAGGGTAAATGCTTTAGATACAATGTAGCAACTACCAGACCATATAAATACAATAGAAAACGAGATGATTTACCAATTATATTTCCTGCATTGAAAGAGTATCTACAACAGCAATGGAAGTTTACATACATACCAGAGCTAGAAGCAGATGATTTAGTATCAGTGTATCATGATCCTCTAAAGACTATTATATGTAGTCCTGACAAGGATGTGTTATATCAAAACAGAGTACATAATTACAATTATGGTAAGGGTGAGTTTGTTGAGGTAGATGAAAATGATGCGCTAAGATTCTTATGGAAACAGGTGCTAATGGGTGACTCTACAGATGGTATTATGGGTATACCAAAGGTAGGTCCTAAGACAGCTGAGGGGTGGTTAAAAGATATGCCTCCATCTGATATGCCAACTTTTGTACTAAATAAATATATAGAAAAGTTTGGAAACTCAGAGGGAATTCATAGATTTACAGAGACGTTTAAGTTAATATACATACTTAAAACTAAAGAAGATGTGTTAAGAGAAACCGGTATAGAGTTACCAGATCTAGTAACACATAAAGTTGAATTTTCAAATCAAGAAGAATTATGGTAGTACAATGTGACAATTTAGTATACACTCCAATAAATGCTCTAACGTTTAGAATTAGCGGTAATACAGAGTGTCTAAAACCCGTAGAGAAAGATGGTGTTATTGTAGCACTAGAAGGGCCAAATGATCTTAATATAACACTGGGTCTAACAGTTCCTGTTAAGAAGACAAAATATAAAATTAATATTATAGAGAAAGTTGGTAACTACAAATTATATTATGACATATCAATAGCTAAGCGAACAAAAGCTACAACTTTTATAATGCCTATGTTACCTGGTACTAGAAAATTATATTTTTGGAGCACTTTCTTTGTAAATTGTTTTATAGCTACACCAGAAGACAAAGATTGTATAGCATTACTATTTAGATGGTCTGCTGATACAAGATATATTAAGTTTGAGAAAATACTAAAAGAGGTTAAATATTTTAAACGTAGGTATGATCCTAGTCCTAACTATGTAATGTTTGTTTTTGACATTCCTAAAGGATTTAGAAGAGAATACAGGGCGTTTATGTTAGGTAAGTATTCTAAATTTACTAGAGAATACAAGCTAGACATTTTAGATTTTCATAATGCTGATATTAATGACGAAGTGGGTCAGATTATATTTAAGAGTGATAAACGTAGAGAGCTGTTAGAAAAACGGCTTAATGCAGACTTGCCAGAAGAGTCAGAGCTCTTAAGTATAATAGATATAGAAGCGGAAACATATAATCCAGATATTTATAAATTAAAAAAATTACTATGAATATAAATGATATTGTAATATTAAGAAAACATGATCAATACCATCATCGAGGAGTTATTGGGAATAGATATATAGTTACGGAGATTAAAAAGACAGAGCTTAAGCTATGCGCTGAAGAGTCTAATGATCTTTGTTTCTATACAAGTCCTGATAATGTAGAACCATTAGTGCAATGTACTATTCCTTCTTACGAAGACCAGTTAAATGCTGAACATGCGATAGATCCTAAATGGGTAGAAACAAGAACTGAGGTTGCTTTTGAAGACTTTGCAAATAAACTAGACACTGCAGCTAGTGCTATTGTAGATTTATTAAAAAGCAAGAATAAAGCTTACGGTAACACTGCATTATCACCTGTTAAGATATTTAGCAGATTAGATGCTACAGAGGCGCTATGTGCGCGTATTGATGATAAAATCATGCGTATAAAAAATAAAGGTATAAATGATCAAACTGAAGATACAGTTGATGACCTTATAGGTTATTTACTTTTGTTAAAAATGAGTATGTAATAAATTAAGGGGGTATTGCCCCCTTTTTGCTACCCCCAAGAAATTAATTATTCTTTTATTTTAATAGTTATGTCATGTGGTGCATATTCATTGCCACCAAAGTATGGGTATAAATAATACCTTCTAACTAGTCCCCAATAACCTTCTGGTCTACGTCTAACCATTGTAGTATCACCATCTATAACTATAACATAGTAAAATGTTGTAATATCTATTACAGCATTATAAATTACGTTGGGTTCTATAACCTTTATTGTAGCAGAGCTATGCCTGCCTTGTTCATGACGTAACCAACATAATTCTATATTTCCATCTAAGTAGCGCCATCCAAGACGTATGGAATATTTTTGATGTAACTTACCAAAGTCACTCATACCATAGATCTTGTTTACATCGTGTTGGTTTTCTGGTACTTCTGTATAGTATTTTGCTGACTCGTCTAATATAAAATCAAATACTAGCCTGGAGTTATCGGGATGATTAATAAAATTACCAGAACTATGTTCACCAGCTGGTATAACATACGTTCTAAATCCTAAATCATCAACCTCTTTACTACAAGCTAATATAAATACAAATATTAATATTACTCTAAGGTAGTGAACCATTTATAAGCTTCTTCGGGTGTTCTTGATTTTTGTAAGCCTCTAAATATTGGTAATAAATCTTCGAAATCTTTTCTTATTTTACGGTCTCCCTTTTGGAATCTACCTGTTCTTCTTTGATAAAAAATAGCAGAGTCATCAATGAATGGGTCTCCTAATACATATCTAACTTCGCTTATCATTTGTCCTAACAACTCACCACCTTTTAGTATTGGTCTAGCTGTTGCTGTAGGAGACTGTAGTATTCTAAATGCTTCTTTTCCACCTACTAGCGGTGTCCATTGTAGGATCTCTGTTTGGTATCGTTTAGCTTGATATAAAGCAAAGTTACTTACCCATGACTCTTCTTCATCATCTAAATTAGATAACGCTGCTACTAATGCCATAGCTCCCATTAAAGATGCTAGTTCTACAGATGTTCTTTTAACATTTTGTTGTTCCATTTCAGTCATATTAGTATATGCAAAAGATTTAGTTGATATACTTTCTGCAACAAAATTCCAAAACGATACATACATACCTTGTGTAACAGCACCTAACTCTTCATCTACATGCACTGTAGATCCACCACCGTGTCCATATCTTCTTCTAATTCCAGGCGGCATCCAATTACGGAATAACATAAACAGTTTACCCCACCATCTTCTTTGTAGCATATTAGTATGCATCTTACCTTTTATCTGGTTAGTCCTTCTACTTAATCCTTGTAATTTTGTTATAAAATCTAACCTATTAAATCCTGACTGCTTCTCATCGAGTCTAGGATCTATTGACATCTTACCGGTTTTTTCATCTACTATTAGTAAATCATATAAGTTAGCTGGTTTACCCTCTTCATTTAGTATTACATTACCATCACTGTCTTTTAGTGTGCCTTCAAGGTTTTTCATTAGTCCTAGCATTCTAGTAGCGGATAGTTCGTGTTCAGCTGCTTGTTGTAAAAACAATAGATTACCGGTTCTTGCTGCTTTTCTTCTTTTACCTCCTACTATTTGATTTCCTTCTGTATCTGTAAATTCTGTAAGCGCATCAAAATACTCTACTGCCTTTGCTATTTTACTCTTTGGGTCAAATCTACCTATATCTGTCATAGCCATACCGGATCCCCAGTACTTTCCTTTTGCCCATGCCATATCAGATTTACTTAAAAACTGTCCAGCAAATGATTCTTGTAGCATCATCATATTATCTAATATAGACTGGTTAGCCCCTTGTAGTAAGTTAAACGATAACGTGCTCATTGCTGTAAATGCATTTATTGTCCCTACTGCTTCATTAGCAGAAAATGTTTTACCAAATACTGTAAAGTCTTTTTGTAAATTAGACTGTCCAAACATTACAGAGTCTATCCATTCGTTTACATGTCTAAAGTTATAGGTTTCACCTTCTTTTAGTTTAGGCATATTTATACCCATACTTTCTGCAGCTTTTTGTATTAGCTGTATACCTGCTGAGTTGGTCTCTAAAGTTTTTGCATTCTTTAATATTTCTTGAAATATCATAACTTGTCCTAATATTTCACTTTTAGTTTTAAAGTTATGTGCCATGTGTCTAAATCTATATAAACTACTAGCTATATCCTTTGAGACTTCTCTAGCAGGAACCCTGTTGGTAGCGTAAACAGGGACTCTTTTTTCTATGTCTTTGTTGTTTTGATTATAGGTATAATAATCATGATTAGTTTCTTGTATAGTAAACCCGTCTTGCAGCATATCCTTTATAGTGTTATAAGTACCATTTTCTTTTGCTCTGTCATAGTCTTCTTTTCTGTAAGTTGGCATTAAATATGAGTATTTATCCCATGTATTTTTATCCATACGATTTACACCTATCATTCTTTGTGCTGTTTGAAACTCTTGTAATACAAAATCATAGTATTTTTTTAATCTAGGATCATTTTGTATAGCTGTATACTTAGCATTAGTATATACTTTAGGGTCTGGTTGCACCCAATCACCTGCAGGTTTACCGTTTATATAATTTTTATTTAAAAATTTATTTAGCTGGTCTCTATTTATTTGTGCGTTTAGATATGAGTCTGTATTTTCAAAACCATTTGCTTTAAGTTGTTTAAGTATTGACTGCTGTACCTTTAATTCATCTCTTACTCTTTTTAATTCTTTTTCCCATCCCTCTATAGGAGTACTATTGTCAGTATTCCATGTAACTATGTCTCTTTGATAGTTTCTACCTTTACTGCTTTCTATCCATTTACCATATTCTATTTTATATAATTCCATGTCATCATTAAAATCAGCTGGCTTAGGTTTACTATACTTTTCGTCTAGTTGTTTTTTATAATCTCTAAGATCACCATAGTACCTCTCTTGGTCAATTGGATTAACAAGCGCTAATCTTTTTACACCGTTTATAGTTACCTCTTCTAATAAGTCATCATTTAATTTTTCTACATTAGATTCACTTTGACCAGCTGCAAACTCATCATAGACAGGTGCTAGCTTAGACTTAAGATCTAGTGTTAGGTCATTCTTTTCTAAATTAGCTTGTTGTACTGCTTTAACTAATAGTTGTATACCTCTATCACTAGAATAAACAATAGGGTCAAAGTAAAAAGAATAACCACTTTTATCTTTATGTGCAGTTGTTAGTTCTTTTACAAGATCACCATAATTTAGTAATTGCTTTTGTTTTAACTGTTCTACATTTAATTTAAGTCTCTTTTCTGTTAACTCTTCTTTTGTAATCTGACCTTTATTATATCTTTCAGTAAGTTGTACCCATGCAATGTCTGTTGTATCAGGGCCTACTAGTCTTTTATTCTTCTCTATATTATCTATAAGTTTTTGTATTTCAGCTGGTAAATTTTTATTAGATAAACCTATTACAGATTGTGCCCATACTGGTATAATATCATCTTTAAAATCATTATCTAGCACTGTAGCTTGATCTATAATTTCATTTACTCTATCTTCTAATTTATCAAATGCATCTAAGTCTTGTATTTTACCTTTATCTTTAGTAGCTAACAATAAGCTTTTAATACTAGAAAACATTTCTAATCCATCTAGTGTCTTTTTTAGAGCCCACATTTTATTTAAGTTAGCTGTAGTCCCTCTTTCTGCTTCTGGTAGTTCCATTATATTTCTATAATTACTTTTAGCTCTAGCTAATGCACCACCCATAGCATCTACAAGTTTAAATAAGTCTTCTACTTTTCTTACTCTTTGTAAACTATTTTCTAATCTTAATAAAGTAGTTTTTTCTTCTGGACTTACCTGGTCTTCTGGCAATTGATTTAGCTCATATATCTCAGAGTTTATTCTAACTCTTGCTTCATCTACAAGTTCTTTTAATTTAACTTCTTCTTTACTTGCCTGTATATAAGAGCTTAGAGGATTGATCATGCTATCTCTCCTTAATTTACCTGCAAACATTTCTTCTGCAAGTCTTGCTGCAGTATTTGGAGTTATGCCAAACAATTTGCCAATAGCTCTAAACAATCTATTAAGTATTCTTTGTAATTTGTTTGGATTTTTTCTAACTATTTTTGCTCCTTCTAATCCAATTGCTGTAGCTAGTACTTCTTTATCTAATAACTCACCATATAATTCTGGATAGGCTTCTTTTACCTGATAGTATAAATCTGTATCTCTTAGTTCTGCTATAGCTTGTGCAACAATAGGATGATTTACACCTAATAAGTCTATGTATATATGCCCAAACTCATGATATGTTGTATCTTTTCTAACCTTTAGAGGATTTATCCTTATTGTAGGATTCATACCAAGCTCTGCAGGATCTACCTGTCCTATATTATCTATGCTAGTATCAAATATAACATCTACAGTTACTCCAGCTTTTGCAAAAGAGTTTTTAAGTTCATTACTAACTCTATATACATTCTCCATATCCTCTTTTTCCATAGCAGAAAACTTACTATTACTAGTATTTTCTCTTCTAGCTATTTCATCTAGATAATAATCTCTTGTATTTCTTTCAGCACCTGCAATAAATCTAACATATTGATCTATGTCAACCGGGTCTGTTGTGCTAATATCTGCATTAGCTGTACCTTCAGGATTTATGTTTTCTAAAACATTTTTATTTATAGTTAGTGAGTATAGGGGAGCAGCTTCAGAATATATGCTTCTAGGAGTCATTTTTATATACTCAGTAGAAAAAAGTCCTGGATGTTTTCTTTCTATTCTTTTAAACTCTCTTAGGCTATAATTAACATTAGGTAATGTTAAATACATAATGTCATTACGTTTTGTAGCTATACGATGTTTTTTTAATATTTTATATACAGAGTCTACATTTTTGTTTTGTACTGTATCCATATAACCATATAGATCAGTAAGTAACTCATTTACTAATCCGGTTTTTTTATCATAATATTTACACGCCATTTATTTACAAACTTTTATTGGGTCATCATTTTCGTTATCTTCTTTTATTACATCTGGAGTCATTTGTATATATCCATCTACAGGTTTATCTGTTGTTTTAACTTTGCTTCTATTTTGCTGAAACACACTATCTGTTACTAAATTAGAAGTTCCTATTTCTGCAACTTTATTTTCTACACCTAATGCTTCTAGTTGTTGGTAAGTAGATCCTCCTATGTACACATACATTGTACCTGCTCTAGACTTAAAGTACTGTACATATCCATTTTGTTCATCGTATACTTGTGAGTCAAAATCAGAAAAAGTAATTTGCCCATAGTCTAGATTTTTTACAGGCACTTTTACAACTCTTAATAAATTTTGTCCGCCAGGTCTTCTTGTACCATAGTTTCTTACAAACTCGTGTGTAAAGTTACTAAAACCTAAGTAATCAGGAGCAACTAGTTGTGTTATTTCTTGCTCAAAAAACTCTACAGGACTTCCATTACCTGGGTTTATTAGGTCTGTTGTAAGAACTTCTGTTGGTATTAAGTCTATATAACTACCATATGTAGGAAAGAATCCGCTAGTTAAAAATTGATTTGCTACTAAAAGTTTACCATAAGATCTTATCTCTGGGTTTGGGTCTTTTATTATACGTAACAAAGCATTACTTAAATCATTCTTATCTGCTACAGATAAATTTATACCAGTATCAAATTGTATTCTAGCTATACCGGTTTCTTTGTTACTAGGATCTTCTCTTAATAGTCTATAGAATGGATTGTCATTTAATTTAGGATGTTTAAGAGCTATCTCTCTAGTTTTAACTACTATATTATCTTTGCTTTGAGGGTTGTATAAAGCACTAATTACTCTTCTAGATAGTAATCCTACATTATCTCCTATATTTATCATTAAAGGACTATTAGGCTGTGTCATTAACGCCCCATATAATGCTCTATCGATAAATTTATGTTGTGCAGCAGTAAGAATATTTATACCTAAAGATGTTTTTAAGTTTTCTTTTGCTTGTTTAAATGCATTAGTGTTCTGTAAAAATCCTAACTGATTAGTATTATCTATTATAGTATCTAGTACTCCTCTATAAGCGATGCCCATTGCATTTAAAGGTTTATTACTACCTTGCTGATGTGTTATATAATCTTTAGCCCCTAGTATTACACTGTCTTGATTATATAAAAAGAAAGTTTCTTCATCTATCCATGCATTTATAGCAGATAATTCATTTACATTATCTATATCACCTGGAGTAATTATCTTATATACTCTTTGCATTTGTTTACCAGCTCTATGGAATATAGCAAAGTTTCTTAGTATCTCTTCTTGTGGTATAGATCCCTCTTTTAATTGTGCAAGAGTCATATTTTTTACACCTTCTTTTGTATCAATTTTTTCTACTAATTTATTTTCTCCTACATCATTTAGCTCTGCTTCTTTTATTAACTGTTTAATACTAGGCTGTGATAAAAAGTATACCACGGTTTCTATTGGAACACCTACACTTAATAAAAGACCGGTTACAGGTATAGTGTATTTATTATCGTTTATATCTATTTGTATAGGAGCTTTTGCCGCATCTACTGCAGCTGATAGGTATTGTGATATATTAGCGTCTGTAAAGTTACCTTTTAAATCATTTGTTTGTATAAACATCATAGGATTTCCTTCTATAACAGGAGCAAAGTCAGATCTTACTGATAAAATTCCTAGTTTTTCTGCTGTGTTTCTACCTTTAATAATATTAGAATGCAATCCTCTACCAGCTATACCCATCTTCTGTCTATTTTCCATCTTAAGTTCAGTCAGCGGGTTGTTATAATTTACACTAGCATCTACATCACCAACAATTCTAGCTAAGTCTTTTAACTCTTCGTTAGCAACAGGGGTCATAACTTCTGTCAAGTGTTTTGGATCTAGTATAATTCCTTTATATACTTCATATATATTATTATTTCTTTTTTGTCTTTCATTAAGTTCACCTACTTCTTTGAATATAAGATTTAACTTATCTATATCAAAGTCACTACCTTGTTGTATTGTTAGAGCCCCAGGAACCATAATAGCTTTTTCATGAGACTCAGGTAAAAAGTCAACAACTCTAAACACCATAGAAGAACTCTTACCTTGTTGCGGTATACGATAACCTATAAACTCTAATCTAGGATCTCCTGCAAAGTCTGCAGCGGTTTTACCTTCTATTTCTTCTGCTGTAAATCCAAGAGTACTAGCTTTTATTCTAACTTCTGCTCCTCCATTTTGTCCATCATACATTCTTAACTCTCCACTAACACTATGGCCTCCTAGTTCTGCTATCTGTACCGCTTCTTGTCCTTTTAGTTTTTGTTTATATATTTCTTTGTTAAATATACCTGCTACAATTGTTTCAAATCTAGCTGCAAAGTTTGGGAAACTTAGTGGTACTCTAAATTTGTAATCAAATGGACCATTAGGTATAATATCTAATCCATCTAAATAGTTTTGCGGTAGGTCTCTCTCAGCAATTTCTTTTTCTATTCTAGATCTAAGAGCTTTTAAATGCGCTAACTTAGCTTCTTTATGTTCTACAGATTCTTTATTTTTTATTCTGTTTACTTTAGTTATTCCTAACTCTTTTTCTATTCTTTCTGTGTCTTGTTTTATATTTCCTGCTATAGATTCATCATGTAGTTTTTGTACCTCAGCGCCAGACATTGTTTTACCATCAATAGTATACTGACCGTCTCTTATAACATTTGTAGTTATGTTCTTTCTAAGTTGTCTATTAAATGTTATAGTATTTTTTTCATCTACAGGTATCATCTGTGGAAACCTAAGTTTAGTAGAATCATATACTGTAGGATTACTAACATCAAGAACACCTGTAGCTTGAAAGTCTTGCACATTAGACCTAGCTCCTTTTGTTGCGCTTTCTGTGTGCACTACATGTATATTGTCATTACGCATTGCATCAAGCATGTTTTGTAAATACGGAAAGTCTGCAGCTAGCTCTGGTGTAACTACAGTATAGGAGTTCTTGTCCATATGCATAGTACTAAGTCCATTCTTTACATTTGTTTGTTCATGATATGGCTTTAGAGGAACAACCGGTCTATTATAACCACCTCCTTGTAAATATACTTTATATGCATTTTCATCTTCTTGTGTCCAGTTACCCATACCTTGCATGATCCCGCGGTACATATCTACACTAATAAAAGATTGTGCATCTGATTTGTTTGTAGTTAAATATAAACCAGCTATTTTTGGATCTAGTCCGTTAGCTATTAGATTTTTTACAACTTGGTCTGATCTATCTTTATCGGAATAATCAAAATCTTTTATTACTAATCCATTATACTGTGGCATCATACCATATTGCGTATCGTTTTGATCAAATCCTTGTATAGCTAATTTAGTTCCAGGTGTATTTACAAGTCCCATACGTTTGTAAAAATCTGCAGAGTCCTTTGCAAAAGAGTATCCACTACGTAATAGCTTTGTAACTTCTATTCTATTTACAAATTCATTAAAAACAAAGTCTTTAACAAACTTTAATTTTTTAGCATCAGTATCTAAATTAGAACTTACATCTTTAATTAATTTTATATCAAACTGTACTAACTCAGTTTGTAATTCTTCTTCAAACTTTTCTAGCATTTGTTCTACTTGTGATACTTTTTCTCCTAATAGTTTAGTAAATAAATCATTTGGTACTCCTGCTACAAAGTCTTCTACTAAATCAGACATATACTCTCCTCCTAAATCTGTATCTTCAAGTCCATAGATTTGTGTCATTGTAAATACTGATCCGTCCATTGCATATTTACTAGACCCTGGCTTGTAATGATAGCCTTCTATAAACTTAGACTCATCTTTACTTCTTATAAGTTTTCTTGCTTGATTTATTCTAGATAAGTCTTGTATTATTAACCCTTCTATTATTTCTTGTCTACTTAATGTAATACCAAAAGAAGACAGTTCAGACATTTTAGGCACTTGCACAAATCCCATTTGTCTACGATCTGCTTGAATATGTATTGCAGATAAAGAGTACTTACTATCTCTGTTTATATAACCTATTAATCTTTCTTTTAGAGATGTCTTATCGTTTTGAGAATTGTAATCTACAGCATCTTGGGTAGCAGATTTATAAGAATCTAATATGTATGCTATAAAGTTTTCTCTTGCATTACCTTTACTACTAGTAAGTGCTCTTAACAATATAGACTTGTATTTAGTTTGTCCAGGGTTAAACAACGGATCTTCTCCTAAGCTTTTTACAAACTGTTTTAATTCAAAGACTTGATTAGGGTCATTAAATAGTTCTGTTAGTTCATCTAGTGCTGTTGGTAAATTTACAGGATAGTACTGTTTATTTGTACCGCTAATAAAAGTTCCAAAAGGCTTACTATCAAATAGTATAGCAATGTCTGCAATCTTTTGTACTATACTTCCTTCTGCGTCATGAAAATTATCACTAGGGTTATTTTCTAAACTTAGTATTAGTTTTTCAAAGTTCTTATTAGGCTCAAATACAAACCTTGATAATAAATCTCCTTCTTTTATTCTAGATTCATTACCCTTTGTATAGTACTTTTTTATGTTTTCTTGTGTGCTTTCTAGTGTAGGACCATAATTCATACCTAGTTCCCATAGATATACACCTAAAGCATCTAATTGTTGATCAGTCCATTCTGCTTGCCCTTGCGCTTTTTTTACAATATCCCATGCTTTTCTAATACGTTTTACTTTTTCAGGTTTTACAGATATTTTATCTTTATCTGATATATACACAGCTCTAGGATTCTCAATTGTGTATTGTACAGCATTATCTCTAAAGTCTCTTCTAGTTTTTATAGCTACATTGCTTTGATTAGAATTTATAATTACATTTCTAAATCCACCATCAGTTGCTTCTTGTTTAAATAGTAAAAACTTTTTATATGTATTTTTAAAAGCAGAGAAGATAGCTGCTTTCTCTCCAGGCTTTAATGCTAGTAATTTATTTACAATCTCTTTTACTTCAGGTTTATACTCTGAGTAATAATCTAGTTTAGAAATCATTGCATCAAAGTCTGGTTGACCTACAGCTGCTTCTGCTATAATAGCATAGACTCTATCTGTAGGTAATGTCTCAGGATACCCTAAACTATTTTCACCTACTACAATGTTACTTATAATAGCTTTTGCTTTTGATGATAGTTTATTTTGCGGATTGTCTTCTAGCCTAGAGTTATTATATATTCTTATATACTCATCATCTATCTCCTCTAGTAAAGAATAGCCGTCTCTTAGCCTCATGTTATATCTAGAGAAGCTGTCTTTTAGTATATCTCTAACGCCTATAGTTTGTATATTACCTAGCGCATCTTGTGTAGATTCCCATTGATCATAAGCACTAATAAACACATCAAACATAGGTGCTAAACTTATGTTTTCTTCTTCTATCTTTTTTACAAAGTTATCATAACCATTCTCACCCATGTTAAGAGTTCTAAATAACTCTTTAGCTTTTTCAATATCTATAGTATTGTTAAATGCTGCTAATAAAGTTTTATCTTTTAGTGTATTAAATATAATATCAGCATTATCAACACCTGCTTTTATTTTTAAGTTGTTTGTAAATCCTATAAGAGTATTTATAAGTTCTGATTGTATCTCTGCATTTTCTGCCTCTGTTCTATTTAAATCTAGTATTTTGTTTTGTTGTTTATCTGATAGAGCAACAGGAAAACTTTTTAATTTGTTATTTATAAACTCATATATACCTATACCAGCAAACAGTCTAGGCTCATTGTTTTCATCTAGGTTATTAGCAAATCTTTCTACTTGTGTTATGCCTTCTTTTTCAAAATCAAACCCATAGAATTTTTTAAACTCTTCTCCATACACACTTTCATATATAGCATCTGCTTGCGCTCTAGAACCTACAGCGTCTCTTAGGCCTTTTAAAAGTTTTGAATCTTTACCATTAGGTAATATGGCTCTACCATTTTCTATTCTACAACTCATTATTTACAATTCTTTTTGTTAAATTTATCTTTAAAACCTTTTGGAGCTTTGTCTACAGCACTTACTTCTACTTGTTTTTTCATAGATGTTAAATCTGTTTTATCTACAACTTCTTGTTTTGTTTCTCCTATTACATTACCTCTTTCAAATGTAACTTTAGGATTGTTAAATAAACTTTCACCTATCTTAACAGCGTCAATACTAAGTATAGAATAATGTCCCGTACCTTCTACCCTGTCTCCAACCTCTGCAGGACTAAATAAATACTCTTGGTAGTTATCATATCTTCTTTGAGGATCTACAGGACTAAAGTATTCTTCTGTACTATTAGCAAGTTGTTTATCTACATGATATTTTTTATTACTTAAAAACAAATTAAAATCTTCTCCTAAGTTAAATTTTAAATCTGTAGTATTTCTTTTACCTTTATTTGTATACATCTCATCTTGTATACTAACAATATCAAAGAAAGCTTTATTCTCAGGATTACTTAGAGCTTTTGTCATTTCTGTTTCATTAATACGTATAAGCTTTCTAAGTTTAGGACTGTAGTATACTATGTATTTATCGCCATTTTCAAAAGTGTTAAACTCTAAAAAGCTAGGATTATCATTACCTCTTCTTTGTTGACTAGCTGCTACAATTTCTTTAGCTGCATCATAGTTTTTTTCTAATACTAAATCAATTACTTTTTGTTGTGCGTCTTCAGATAAGTTAGCTGTACTTGTTATATATATTCTTGCTTTTCCTCCAGGCACATTCTCCGGTCTTACAACTACAGCTACTTGATCTATTCTTCCTTCTGCTTGTTCACGTTGCGCTTCTCTTTGTATCTTAGGTAAATCTGATTGATTCTTTTCATCACTAACAGGTGATACTTCCCATTGTACAACATCTGTTTCTCCAGGAGTACCTGCAGTAAATGCTAATAATACATTCTCAGTCTTACCATTACCTATTACATCTTTTATATTAAAAAAGTAACTAGTGTTTGATGCTTCTGAAAGCACAGCATTATTATAATTATTAGCAACTACTTTTGATATTTTTGTAGTTACTTTTTTTCCTAATAATGCTGTTCCGTCAATTTGTTCTCTAATATATTCTTTTAGTAAGAATAATCCAGGATTTCCTATAGGCATAGATTGTAAAGGAGTATTATTAATATAGTTTTGCACTATATCATCTATTACTTCTTGAGCTGTTATTGTCTTTCTACCTTTACTACGAAGTATTTTATTAGCATTAGCTTTTTTTCTAATTCTATCAAGAACATCTGCATATAATTTTTCCATTTCTTCGTAAGTAACCTTTTCTTTTCCATAGAAAGGAGATCCTTTACTTTCTGTTTCACTATTATACCTATCTGTCATTCCCCGTAATTCCTCGTTTTGTATACGTTCAATCTCTACTTGTCCTTCAGTCTCTCTTATTTTTTGTACTAGTGCCTTTCTCTCATCACTCTTATTAGCTTGTAGTTTACCTACTATTGTATCTCCTATCTTTACATAAATAGGCGTTTGTTCAATTTCTGTTGGTTTACCTTTATGATTTTCTACAAAGAAATCATTTTCTATTATTACAAACTCTACCTCGGTTCCTTCTGTCTCTCCTAATAAAGGCTCTTGACTAATAATTATAGGCTTACCATTTACAGTATCTCCTGTAGAACCATCAGGCACACCGTTTTCATTTACACCTACCTTCTTATCACTTACCCATATAGTAGGATCTACTGCTAATTCTAGCCCCAACACAGGAGTTTCGTTGTTATCATTCTCCACACTAACATCGTCAAATATTTCTAGTTGACTAGTATCTGTAATTACAACTTCTCTTTTTGCAGGCTCAGGTTCTTGCTGTACTGCATCCACTTCTTCCTCTTCTTGTGTTTCTTCTTGTTCTAATATGTCAGCTATAGTTTGAGCATCTGGATCTTCTCCTATAGGTGTTTCTTTTTCTGCTTGTTGTTTTTCTAACTTTTCTAATTTTTCTATAGCGTTGACTAGTCCCACTCTTTCTGTGTCACTAAGATTAGATGTGTCTATTGCTTTAAGTAATCTAAGTCTATTTTTTGCAGGTAAGTCTTTATCTTTAGATAAGTATTTATCTTCTGCTTCTTTTTCTTGACGTTTTAAATCTTGGAACTTTTGCTCTGCATCTGCTTTTGTTTCTCCTTCAGCATCTTTTACATTATTTTTTATATCTTCACTAGTTTTAGCTTCCTCAACATTCTTTTTATCTTTAGAATCTTTTGCTTTTTTCTTTGCAGCTTCTACATTCTTTGCTACTTCATCTTTAAATTGTTCTTGAGCAAAAGTATCTGAGCTAAGTTTTATATGAGCTTCAACAGTTTCTTGATTTTCTCTTAGCAATGATAAATAATCTTGAGCTTGCTTTTTAAAGTCTGCTATCTTTACAGGGTCTACATTATTTTTTACAAGAACTTGTAGTACTTCATTTAGTCTTTTTCGAGTATTTTCTTGCTCTTCTGCAGCACTATACTCTAAAATATTTTCTCCACCAAATTGTGGTAAAGCTAAAATATCTTTTAGAACACTTCCATTATTTAGATTAACTGTGCTATCTAACAAAGCTTGCATATTATCATGTATGCTTTTTAATCTACTGTTTCTATTCTTTATGCTACCCATACCTAGTATAAGCTGTGCACGTAGTGCTTCTCTTCCTTGATAAACAGCTTCTTCAGCTTTTCTTTCTTCTTCTGTCATTCTCATTCTAGGAAGACCGGTTTTTCTATCTGCTGGCGGATAAGCTTCGTTTATACTATCATATGTTTCTTTAAAACTTTGATACTTCTTTTTAGCATTATCTATTATTTGTTGTTTTGATTTACCTGTTTGTTTTTGTATAGATTGTTCAGTATCATACCCAAAAGCTTTTGCAAATTCTGAGTCCTCTAAAGATGCAGCATCGTCTAGCTTTTCCATAAATACATCAAAGCCTCCATTTTGTAAAGCTTCAAATGCATTGTACATTATAAGTTTGTTTTGTGCATCTTTGAAAGCTTTTATATCACCGCTTTCTCTTGCTTGTTCCATTTGCACTAAAGCAAGTGTCATAGCATTTGATGTCATTCCTTTATTAGCAGCGTTTCTTAAAAACCCTCCATTTAGTAAATCAGTTAAATACTTAGCATTCTTTTGTCTTTGTGCATATGGTTTTTGTATAGCGCTCTGTACTCCAGAAACACCTCCCCCTACAATTGCTCCAACTAGCATTGACTCTAAACCTTCTTGTGTTCCAAACGTTTCATTAATTCCATGTAATATAGATTCACTCATATCTGCAGCTCCTCCATTAAAATATTTATCTGTATGATAATCTATTGCTCCTGTTTTAGACGCAAACTGCCATCCTTCTTGAAATGCTTCTGTTAAAGATCCTTGTGCAAAAGGTTTTAATCTGCTCAAACCTGTTCTAAAAAGACCTCTTTCTCCTATTGTATTTACAACTTTTTTAGTAGCATTATCAAAAGCTACGTCTGGTCTTAGTTTTCTTGCAGTGTTAAATCCTGCTACTTGTTTACCAAACATAAATAGGTTTGTACCAGCTAATACTGGTAATTGTGCTAGGAAATCTGCATTACCTGCAGCATAAGAAGCATTTAATATATCAGCACGTACTTCATCTCCTAATTCAAACTCTCTTTCTAGATTTCTGTCTTCTAATTCTTTTTCTATTAATGCATCATACGCTGATTTTTGTGCTTCTCTTGCTTCTACTGAAGCTTCTGCTAATGACATATATAATCCCATTTCTAACATGTTAGCAGAATTAAGTAATCCTTGCGCTCTACTAGCTTTAAAAGTTTTGTCTGCTAGTTTTGTACCAGTTGTAATAGCTTTTGATACATCATATATATTTTTAGCTCTTTGTGCTTTGCCTACTGCCCCTGCAGTTCTCATGATAAGCCCTGTGCCTCCTGTTAACCACATAGTAGCAATAGACCCTATACTATATCCTACACCATTTAATACTGTATCTGCCCAAAAGTTAGCAGTACCTAGTTTTTGACCTGTAGTCATATCCATCTCTGCTTGTGTTCTATAATTAGGCATAGCATCACGCATCCAATCATTAGCTTTGTCTATACTTTGCCCTATAAAATTATCATAGTAATACCCAGAGCCAAATGCCATTTCACCTAATCCTGCTATTACACCAAGTGTGTTTTCTACTACAGCTCCTGCAGTTGTAACTAATCCTTTACTTAAACCATTTAACCACTTTTCTCCTGTGCTTTGATTTTTTGCTCTTTGATCATCCCAATTAAAAAATCTAGTTGTAGGTACATCGTATTTCTCATACTTAGACAAATCATCTGTGTATATATTTGTAAAGTTTATAGTATCATACGGATCTATTCTAGAGATTCTGTCTAAAGGTTTTTTAGCTATGTCTGGATCATAGTATAAATTTATACCTCCACTAGAAGATGTAGGCTCTTGTAAATTAGTTCCGCTATTTATTGTTATAGGTATGCCCATTAATATATATAGTTTTGTATTCCTTTCTCTTCTACAAATTTTTCAATGTATTCTAATCCTGCTTTTTCACTCATACGTTTATATGTGCCATCTTTTTGTCTTATGTGTACAGGAAATTCTGGATCACTATTGTATTTAAACATTACACCTTGAACTTCTTGTGTACCTTTTGACGCGTCTTCTGGATCAATTTGTTCTTCGTAGCTAAATAGTTTAGGAGACCATTCATCTACATTTGCCCACTCACCTCTAGCATATACGGCTCGTACCTTATAACCGGTTGATGCAGTATATTCATCTACTGAAGGCATACCAATCTGCTTAGCATTTATATTGTACATTTTAATTTTACCTTCACTTTTAACAGCTATAGCCATAAGAGGAGTTCCATCCATCATAGATATGTTTGATAATCCTGATAATTCTGGAACTATTTCAAAGTCTTTTCCTTCATAATCTGCTTTCATTGCATCATCCCACTTTATACCTTCATTACTTCCATCAGTATAAGTTATAAAGTCTCCAGGAATACCCTTAGCTATAGTTTCTCTTATTTCTTTTCTAGTTTCTTCAGTCTTATCTCCAAAGCTTGTAGCTATAGTATTATCAAATTTAATTTGTTGAGTATTTAAATGCTCTTCTATTTTCTTTTCAGTTTTATTTTGGTCTTTATTGTACATTTCAAGTAACCTCAAATAACTTTCACCTAAAGATAAATACTCGCTAGAAACCATACCGTTATCATCTGCTAATGCAGATAAAGCATTGTTTTTATAACGAATAGCTACAGTTGTTTCACCTTTTAGTTCTATTCCATTTGCTTGAACTAAAGCTTGCATTAAAGTTTTTTGCATTGGATGTCCTTTTAGTATACCTTGACTAGTTGACATGTTATCTTGTTCTGAAACATTATCTCTTAACCAATCCATTGCATCTTTAACTGTTGCATCAGCTGGTAAAATAGCTTGATTGTCAGTACCTCTATTTATTATTTCCCCAGTATTTGAATCAGCCACCATACCTATTGTATGTATAGGAAGTTGTAAAGCCTTAAGCAACATATTACCATCAACATCTGTAGGGAATCTTTCTGTTTGCTTATATCTTGGATTTGTTTTAGTAGCATAAGTATCACTAACTTCTGCGTCATATTCTTCTTTACTTTGACCTCCTGTTGCGTTTTTTATTGCATCCTCTAGTTGAATCTCCATTAAATCTACATTATCTTGATGTCTCTTAACTTGTTTAGATTGAGCTAATATATCTTGAGGAACTAAATTATACTTTGCAGCTAATGCATTTATATCTGCTTCTGTATTAGCATTTAACATATCATTATTAAATTCAGTTCCAAACTGACTAGTTCTTTCATCTAAATAGTTTTGAGATTCAAGCTGGAATGCTCTCTTAGATTTTAAAGTCTTACCTCCTAATACTTCAGCAGTTAAAGAATCACTAACTTCTCCTGATAGAATTACTTGATCATTATTTTGTGATGATCCAACTCCCTCTTTATCTATTACTGAAATATCTTTGTCAACAAATACATTGCTATATACATACTTATTTGTAGCAGACTTCATATACTGATTGTTTAAATCATTACGAGTCATAGATTTTAAAAGATCTACACTATTCATAGTCTTTTGTTTTTCTAAAATACTTTCTTTTAGTTCTTTTTGAGATTTAATTGCTTCTTTTTTCTCGTCAGCCGTAAGTTTTTCTAAACTAGGTATTTTAGCAATCATCTCATCTATTTTTACAATAGATTCATTTATTTTTTCTGTAGCTTCTTCTTGACTAAACATATAAGTATTAAGATCTGCTTCTTGATTTATAAAACCTGCTACATCTTGTCTACGTAAAATATCCTTAGTTACACTCTCTACTACATAGTCTGGTACCTCTACTATTTTTTCTCCTTGCTTAATTTTCCAAACAGCTCCATCTGCCTTTGGATCTCCAGTCATAGTTCTAGAAGAAAGGAATACATCAAAATCACCATCTCTTAATTCAAATCCTTTAATCCCTTTTTCTCTTGGTATTACATCTTTCATTGCTTTTTGAATCTCAGCATTAACATCTACAAATGCAGTAACATTTGCTCCTTTAAAATATGAGTCTCCATCAATAACTCCTGTTGCACTTTTCTGTATACCTTTATATTTAGATAAAGACTGCGCTAACTTTCTTTGTTTTATTGAATCAGTTATATCACCTTTAGCTACTCTTTCTGATAACATCTTTTCATATGCAGTATATAAATCTTTACTCTTTTTAATAGGAGTATAGTCTTTAATAAAGTTCATAGCGTCTGTATGAATAGTCATTCCTAGGTTTTCATAGTCTTTTCTAGCTGCTCTCTCTGATATATTATTATTGTAAACTTCTGCAAGACTATTCATTTGTTCTTTGTCTTTATCTAAAGCATCCATGTTCATAACAGAAGTTGACAATGCATCATCTGCTTTCATGTTCTCTAAAAACATTTGTCTCTTTAACTGATTAACCTGCACAGATCCTGTGTCTCTGTATACTGATTGATATTGTGGTAGTTGATATTTTGCCATTAGCTTGCTAGTTTTTTTAGTGTTTCTAAAGTAAGTTTATTAATTTCATCATCACTCATGTTAGGATTTTGACTCTTTAAATATCTAGACATTATATCTCTCTGGTATATACCATCAGATCCCATAGCTTTTGCTAGTCTTTCCTGTGATTTATATGCCATTAAATCTCCTCCTATTCCTGCAATACTTTGTGATAGATTAGTAACAATATTAAGTCTTTTTTGTATCTTATCAATTTCTGCTTGATTTGCCATTTGTGTATTAGCAGCATCCACAGCTTGTTTTCTCATTGCTTCTTTTTGTATCATCTGTGCATTTATAGTTGCAGCTTTTAATTCATTTGCAGCATTCATTGCATCTGCTTTAAACTGACTTTGTTTAGTCATTGTCTCTGCTTTTAGTTTATCCGCAGCTTCTCTTGCTCCTATCTTGTCTAAACCTTCTATCTTCTTAGCAAATAAAGCTTGTCTATTACTTTGACTTCCAGGTCCTAATCCTGCTGTATCAATGTTTTCTTGTTGTCCTTGGTAAGCACGAGCTAACGACGCTCTAGCTGCATCTTGTGTAGGAGCATCAAATTTTTGACCTTTAACTCTGTCAGCCATTATAGGAGATGTAAAACCTGGCTCATAATCATACTGTGTTAGTTCTTCTGGTTTTGTAAATGCAGCAGTTATAGCAGGTAACAATTGCACTCCAGCTGCTATCTTAGCTTCAAGCGGCATACCTGGATTTAATTTTCTAGCTAGTCTGTTTTGTTCTCTTTCTTTTCTTTTATTAAACTGCTCTTCACTTAGTATACCTCTTTTAAATAATCCTATTCTATCATTTGGAAGTTCTCCTGACATTTCTATTCTAGCTAAGTATGAATCATATGTGTCTGCATCACTGTTTGCTAAAGCTATTTCTTCTTCAGACATTTTAGGTAAAGTTATTTCTGTTTCAGGCATCTCTACGCTTGTTACTGGTGGAGGTGGTGGTTTTATTGAACTTTGAAAATAATTATCACGTTGTAATCCATCAATTGTTATTGGCTCTAATTTTACAAGCTCTGGAGAAGTAACAAAAGGATCACTAGATAATTCATTATATTGTCCTTGTTGTTCTGGTGAAAGAGTTTGTCCTCTATCAATAAAAGTTTGTAAGTTTCTAAACATTCTTCTTCTTTGTTCTGCTATAGGAGGTCTCCTTTGTTCTCTTAACTCCATTTGATTTTGATACTGTGGTAATTGTTCTGTTAAGATATTTGGATTATATATCTCTTCACTGTAAGTAGGATACTGATCCATAATCGCATCTAAATTAATATTTACACCTCCTGTATCATACTGTACTACACCTCCTAGTTTAGCTACTTGATTAGGATCTCTACCTGCAGCTTTCTCTTGCATTCTAGCTAGCATATTTATATCTTCTTGACTACCGCCCATTGCTAAAATGTTTTTATGCATATCAGCATATGACTTACCTCCTTTCTTTAGATAAGAAGAAAAGAAATAATCACGTTTACCACCATGTTTCATACTAACCTGGTCCATAGTTTCTCCATCCTCTACTTCTGTTTGCTGATCTACCATAATACCGCTATCTGATCCCATACCTGACTCATTATGTTTATTACCCATAAACTCTACAGCATCACTTCCTGGTATAGGTGCTACCACACCTCCTGGTAATGGTTCTACTCCTCCCATTTGCAGTTTACCTGCGAATATACTTGTATCCACTCCTTTTTTTGGTGTAAAAATATTTGAAATAGTTTGTCTGTTATTATAAATAGTTTTTCCTAAATTCATTAAAGAACTTATAGGATTAGGTGCATTTCCTGCTATAACTCCAGGTTCTAGAGTAGGATACGCAGGACCGGTAGGACCTGTCATGTTCTCAAGCATTTCTGGCATTGGTTGAACAGGCATAGTTGGCATTCCCCCCATGTTATATTTTTTTAATCTTTTTAGTATAGTTTCTTTCATTGTATTATATTTTTAATATCTCGGCATTCCTAGTCTTAAACCTCCCATCTTTACTGTTGTGTTAACACCTTGATTATACCCAGAGAATGTTTTACTCCTTAGTCTTTGTGCTCTTACATTTGATGCTTGAGCTCCAAATCTACTTGTTACATCTTTATTTGTTTCTTTTACAAACTTTTGTTCTGCTCTGTCTGCTTTTGCTTTTTCTCGCCTTGCTTTATTTCTTGCTATAAGCCCTTTTGTTAATCCATATATTGCTCCTGCTGCAGCTCCTACTACATTACCTACTAATGGAACTGCACTACCTAAAGCCATACCAGCTAATGCTGCGGTACCTAATCCTGTTCCAATACCAGACAATACTTTACCTGTTCCTTCACCAAAGGTCATTGTAGTAGCATCCTTATCATCTGCCGCTCTACTAATTCCTGCACCAGCTAAAGATGCTATCGTTCCTATACCTGCACCAGATGTAGCAAAGTTTTTTAATCCTGCTCCTATTGCACTTGCTCCTTTAGCTCCTTGTGCTAAGCTGCTAACAGTTTGTGGTGCAGCTACTCCAACAGGTATTTTAGAAGTTTGGCTAGCTAGCTGTAACGCCTTAGCACCTTGTGCTGCTTGTTTGGCTGTTTGCACTCCTGCTGTAACACCTCGTTGAGCTTTTGCTGCTAAGTTTACAGCTTTAGTTGCTTTAAAAGCTTGCACTGCAGGTGTAAAAGGGTTAGTTCTATTTTGTGGTTTTACAAATTTATCTCCTACTTGTCTTGCAAGGCCTACTGCAGCGTCTGCTTGTCCTTCACTTTGAGCAGCTGCTATCTCTATGTTTTGCGCTGCCATCTCTTGGTCTTGTGCAATTTTTTCTGAAGCAGTATTAGCAAGAGTATTTAATCTTTCTTGTTCTGCGGCAAAAGCTTCTTCTTTTATCTTTACTGCATTTGGATCACTTTCTTCTGCTACTATATTTGTTGTATTACCAGGACCATAACCAGCAGGTATAGTATTAGTACTATACATAGACCCACCTGTTACGTATTTACTTTTTTTACGAAGCTTTTTCTTTGATTTTTTTGCCATATTATCTGTGTACCTTTCTTGCACCTACAGACGTAGAATACAAATTTAATAAATTATTTTGTTTATTGTCACATATTAGTCTAATTCCTACCCACTTATCTGTAAACTTCTTTTGTTTATCCCATGTTTTATTTAAATCTATAAAAGCATCGTTTATAGTTTCACTCATTCCATCAACATTAAACATGTTTTCTGTGGAAGAACTTGTTACAGTTCCTGTGTTAGTCCCTCCTAACAAGTTAGTATTTGATGACATGTAATATGTATTTGTATTAGTAGATAGTGCTGCCATATCTCTAAATTGATTAATAGTCCAGCTATTACCAACTCTTCTAGTATTTATCATATATTCTAACTCTGTAGTTCCTGACATCTGTAATGTATTATACATAAAGAAATCTGTAAATCCATGCTCTAACACACTTATATTATTTTGATTAAATGTTTCTAATGTATAACTTAAATTAGAAATTAAAGTATCACTAGTTTTAAGTTCATTATGTATAAACTCTACCTCAAATAAATAGTGATCTATATTACTTCTTGTTCCGTCTTGATATAATATACCTCTGTTTGTTTCTGAGTTATGTTTCCATATACCTGCATTACCAAATGCTGTACCGCTAACAGAAGCAGATACAGGTCTAGGATATTTATCAGTTAATGAATAAAAATCTGTAGAAGTATTAAAATAAATATAAGGTATATAATCATGGAAACTAGTCCAAGTGTTTGCTTCTGGTGTATACGATATAGTCCAACCACTAGGTGTAAAATAAGTTGCATCATCCCATTCTATAAATCTGTTAGTTGTTGTGTTTTTATATTTACCCTCTGTATCATCATATGATATTGCAGAAGGATAATTAGTTGTAAATGTAGTTGTAGGAGAAAACTCTCTTTTAGTTAATAGTATTCTTCTTTGTTTAGGATCCCATATAGAACTAAATCCTAATCCTAGTATAGGATTATCATACTCAGTTGTAAGACCATAATCTTCTAATTCAAACTTAAGATTATCTTTAAACCATGTTTCCATACCATTAGCACTTATCTCTTGTAGTTGTTGTCCCATTAAAAAGACCTTACGAGAATTTTTATCTATAAAGAAATATCCATAACGTGTTGTTAGCGCTGCCCATTGTGAGCTAGTACCTGCATATCCTCCAGCTGTTTGTACTAATTCATCTGGCTCTTGTTGGAATATATCTCCACTACCCACAAAAGATTCACTACCATCTTTCATTTGTAAAGACTGTTTACCTTTAGCTGCAAATAAACTTTCTTGCATATGGAAATATAATAGGTTATTAAAAGATGATAATACCCAAAGATCTCCTCTGTTCTTAGGCAGGTCTTTAAATTGATTTGCTAAAAATATTCTATAGTTATCTATTAAGCTAGTAGTATCTGCCTTAGCACTTCTGTGTGTTCTTGTTGGAAAATTAGTTTGTATAGTATCAGTTAATGGTAAAGGAAAAGCTGATCGTAAACCATTTAATTCAGAATAATTGTCATTATATCTTAGATTATCAGTGCTAACTATATCTTTTATTCCTACTGTTTTTAAAACATTTTTAGCTGGTGTACTTGGAAAGTAAATACTATCATCATCTTGTGTGTGTCTAAAATTAATATTATCTTGACTTTCTACAATATGATAATGTATAGCTCTGCCTGGATTAGACTCTCTGTTTCTATCATTAGGTGTAATAGCACTAGATATTCCATATCTACATATGTATGTATCTCCTCCAAATATACCCTCATGATCAAAACCATTAACTGTACCTAATTGTTGTGTATCATAATGAGCTAATTGATTACCAATTGTAAAATAATCTAAATCATCTCCTAGTACTTCAAACCCTGTCCATACTAAGTCTTGACTATCAATAGATTTATACACATCAGTTTTAAAAGCTTTTAAGTTAGCTATATATGATTTACTTCTATTAGAACCATCATAGAAAGTACTATCCCAATCACCATTAGAATCTACAGGATTGACTAATATACTTGGAGTAGCATTGTGTGTGTAGTTAAAATAACCAAAATTATTACCAACCCAGTTAGGATGACCAGCATCATTAAGAGGTTCCATTCTAGCTTTATAAGCACTTAATTCATGTTTGTCTTTTAATCCAATAGCTAATCCAGACTCACCAAACTCATTAAATATTTTACCACCAAAACCTAAACTTCTAGCATCAAATATAGTGTCACCTGGAACATATGTTTTTGCTTTTTGTCCTATCATTCTAGGCATTGTAGGTGCATGAGGTCTATCATAAACATGTCCTATATGTATTGAGCTGTTTACATCTTTAGGATAACAATTAAACTCAGTATCATATCCCCATTCTTGATCAACAGTTTTAAGAGGCGGAGTACTATTATTATCTTCTTTTACAAAAGACATCATTTTTTTATCTTGCTCTATAGTTGGCCCATTAAATACTAAGTTTCTAGTTATATACTCTATATTAATATGAGTAGCTGAAGAGATACTTTTATTTGTTCTAAGTAAATCAAAAGCTGGAAAGTTAAATACTTTATATCCATACTCATCTGTTCTAAGATTAACTCCTGTATTGTTTTCTTCAAACAAATCATACTTAGCATAATTATAATATGTATCTGTAGAAGGATCTGCTGACCAAAATTCTTCAGGAGCGTTTTGTAAAGTCTCTAAAATCCTATCTGCATTACCCCCTGAACTAGCTTCTTTACATATACCTATTTGAGATACAAGTTTTTTCATAGGTAATATAGGAGCTTGTCCTAATATTGTTTTATCTGCATGATCTCTGTTTGCATAATAAACTCTAAAGCCTTGTATTTTTTCTCTTATACTTTCAGGTATTTTAATATCACTTAATTCAAAACCTAAAACATCTACATCATGACTTATTTTAGCATCATGTAACCATGTAGGATCCATTTGTAATTGACTAGATGTAATTCTAAATTGAATCATTGTTTCATGATTTGGACAATCATCATCAGTTATATCTACTTTTTGTTGACTTTCTTTTGCTTGATATACTTTATCATTAGACTCGTCTCTTTGATGTCTAAGATATAACTTATCTCCAGGTTCTAAATGTATAGCATTTGTATATTCTAAATCTGATCCTGTAGTTATATCATAATCTAAACCTGCTTGATCAGAAGGACTATTACCAACAGTTGAAGTTAATTGACTATTAACAGCTAAATCACTACAACCACTACAGCCAGTAATTTCAAAGTCCATATCTTCAATTATATCTTCGTTTACTAAATCATCTGTACCGTTTATTATTTTTCTTAACTGCGTAGTTACATCTCCTACACCACTCCAAAATCCTCCGGTTTGATGATATTGCACAAACCATCTAACTTCTACATCCATAGGTTGTGTAGCTGTAAAATGTGTTCCATCCCATAAAAGACCAGAGTCTGGGTGTGTATTTAAGTCAGTATAAAAACGAGTATAATCCCAAGTGCCATCCTTAACTTCCCATTCAGTCTCACTGCGGTTATAAAATATTAGTTCTAAATTATTGTAAGTAGTTGTATTAAAAGCTATACCTTCTGATTGAGCTGCACTACAATTTGTATCAACAATTGTTGTTCTACTTGGGTTTCTGTTTGAAGGAAAATGATGATGTCTAATGTTCTTACCTTTTAAGTCATTACCTGTATTTCCTGTTTCATCCCATACTTGGTAGTCATCTGTATTAGGATATTTTTCTGTAGCGTTTTGCCAAAAGTTCATTTTTTTTGCTCCTAATGCTGAAGAGCTATCTATAAAATGAAACTCTTTTGCATACTCAGGATTTATTTCTTGTAGATCTCCATATAAAGGGCCTGCTCCATTGAATGCTGTTGAATTTTCTGTACCTATAACTTCTCTTCCTGGAATATGATATGCATATGATGTGCTACCATCTTTAAGGATAAATGCTATATAAAAAGCATATACCTCATCTCTCATGTATCCTTTATACTTAAATATATTAGGAGCGTATCTGTATGATTTTGTAGAGTCTACAGTTTGTACATTTCCATTAAATTTATTTACAGGTTTGTTTAAAAACCCAGTTTCTAAATTATCTACTGTAGCATACATTTCATCAAAATTTTCTATACGTTTAGTTGTAGAACGTAGTTTAATATTGTTAGCATACTTTTGATAATCTAAATCTACATCACTTGTTGTATTACCTAAATAAAGAACATTATCTAATTGTTGTACTGTTTTAGCTGTAGCATAAGAAATAGTATCTATAATTACATCTTCTACCGATGCAGGGCTAGTTCCTTCAATTCCAGTAAACACTACTTCCTTAGTACTACTTGCTGTAATATCTAAGTCTGGAAGTTTAAATGCCTCAGTAGCATCTCCCATTTTTCTAATAACAACTGCTTTTAAAAATTTATAATCTGAGTTTAAATTACTTACAAGCCATTTAATAGCTTTAGTTGTCTGACTACCTTCTTTAGCTCCATCTTTTTTAGTTGTTGGTATAGTAAAATCAAATTCGTCTACAATAGATATAGGATTTGATACTGTTACAAAGTTTGTAGATACAAAATCATCATCAACATATCCTAATGCTAAGTAGTATACAGCTGTTAGTAAGCCTCCGCCTTCTAGAATAGAGGCTTGGTGTGTGATAAGATCATCTAGTTCTATATGCGGTACAGATCCTGCGTGTGGAAATAAATTTAATATTTCTATATCGTTAGGTATAAATCCATACAAATGTTCTACAACACCTGCACTCTCACGTATTTGTCTATCTACATTAAATGCTCTAGGTGGATTTAAATCATCTGTAAAGTATACGACTAAATCTCCTTTAGAATCTATTTTAAATGTACCTTGTATTGGATGTGTTTCTCTAAAATTTAAATCTATACCTGTAGCTACTACATCTGGATTATATAATATAGTATAAGTATTATCTTCCCATATACCTATTTCACTTCTAGGGTTTACAGTATTAACAACATCGATTACAAAAAGAACTACCTTATTATCATTAACTTCTATTTTACCAATAACTTTATCATTCTGTGCTCCTGTTGTAGGGTTGTTCCCTAAATGTCCAGCAAGCTCTGTACCTCCTTCATTAGAAAGAGATCCTTTCTTATTATTGATAATAGCATTCTTAGCATATCTCCAAGTACCTTCCGGTTGGTCAATATGCGCAGTGTCTTTAAATAATCCTTTTATAAATCGTTTATCCATTAGCTTCTATGTAAATCCTCTCTGTTATTTAATTGTTCAAATCCTACATCATGTCTGTTTATGTTAGGTATCATTCTTACCCACTGATTCATGTAAGACTCATACCTATCAATATCAGGATAGTTTGCAGCGTTCCTAGCTTGTGTACAGTAGTACTTCCACTGTTGTTCTGCAGTTACATAGTTTATTCCGTTGTCTTTAAAGTCTGGTTTAGATAATAAAATCTTTTTGTATATATACCAGAATAATGCTTCAGAGTAGCTTATATCGTCTGGTACTAAAGGAAAGCAGTCTTCGTCTGTAGGAAAAGCCATGTAACTTAAACATATCTTACCACTCTCAAATGATGTTTTTATGTAATCATTGTCTACTATATATGTATCTTCATAGTGTACATTTTCATTTACACAGTCATCACAATGCATACTTCTATGGAAGTTACTTGCTCCATATTGTAGTGGTTGCATGTTGTTACTATTTTTAAAATATATATTTTCTAACACAACAATTCTAGAATTAATTTCATTTAATACAGATGTTGTGCTTGAGTATTCTAAACCGTTTGCTTGTGCATCGGCTATCTCATCTTTTAGTTCTTTTACTTTATCTATTAATGTATCTAACTCTTTAGAAGATACTGGATCTACTGAGTTGTTTATAGCTACTTGATTAATGTAATATAAATCTGTAGGCAGTAATACTTTATGATTTGCTACAGTTAATACACATTGTTTTTGTAATAGTTGAGAAGCTGCACCTATATGCTCTAACGCTTCACCTATCCATTCAATAGCATCATCAATCCAATTATCATCTTGTGGCTTTAGATCCCTAAAGATTTTTCTTATGATTGTCTTACTAGACTTTGTTTTATATACTGCCATGTTGTTGTTTTATTTATTCAAATATATCTTGTATAGGTGGTTGTAAAAATCCTCCTGTGTCATATCTTGTAGGTCCACAAACACCTCCATCTCTACATCTCCACTTCTTTAGTGATAAGCTTAATCTATCTTTACCTGTATTGTTACTAGGCTTTTGTCTTTTACGCATACCTCTCATTCTAGCACAAAAAGACTTCTTTCTTTTCTTTGCTTTACCTTTAGGATTCTTAGATGTAACAGGTCTCTTTACACCAGCGCTCTTAGAACCTGCTGGAGTCAAACCACCTGTAGGGCTCTTACCTGCTTTTCTCTGCCATAATGGTGTTGCCATATCTAATGTTTTTTAAATTTTAAGTATGCTAAATCGTCTTCTTTTAATAAACGTATTAGCTTTTCTTTATTTCCTTTTACTCCTCGTGTAGTGTCAAATCTATATACTGATTTGTTTGGTACCTTGCACTTACCTTTCCTCCAATAGTACTTGCAGTAATATTCATCAGTATGATAGATATGCCACTTTACTCCTTCACCCGTTTCCGAGTTATATAACAATTGACCTTCTTCTAGGAGTTCTTTTTTATACTTGTTACTTTCCCCCCAATCTAATCTTGGTGATCTAGGATCTCTATCTCGTCTTATAATAGACAGTGTAGAAAGGTTATTACCCATATTAAATTCCTTTCCTTCTAGAATATAATCCATAATCATAATATTAAACTCTTGTATAATATTTGTATGTAAAGACTTATCAAGATCATCGGTATAACAATCTTGATAGTCTTTGTAAATATGTTTAAGAGTATAACTCACTAGTTACAACAATCGTCAAGATTTGGAATACCTGGCTCAAGAAATCCTCCTGTTTCGTACATCATCTTTTTCTTACCTCCCATCATCTTTTTCTTTTTCATCATACCTCCGTACATTTTTTTCTTACCGCCATCTTTCATCATTTTCTTCTTACCTCCCATACCCATTTTATCTTTAGGCATTTTACCTTCTTCTTTCATTTTGATTGCAATAGCAGCTTGTTGCTTCATTCCTCCTTTCTTGTACATCATTGCTTTCTTTTTCTTAGCACCTCCTTTCTTTGCTATAGTACCTTTTTCTTTTTTTCTTAGATATATATCTGCCTGAGTAATTTTGTCATCATTATTCATATCAGGAAACTTACCTCCTTCTTTATACATCATTTCTTTTTTACCTCCCATCATTGCTTTTTTAGCAGTCTTCTTAGATCTTGCTAAAGCTTCGTCAGTTACTGTACCTTTACCAGGTTTTGACGTGCCTCTTTTTTTAGCACGATTCATATAGTAGTATAAACCTTTTTTGGCTGTTCTACCGTCTTTTGTTTTATGTGTTCCTTTGCTCATTTTATTTAATTATTTAATTTTTAGTTTGTACTTGTGCTACATCCT